AAGAGGGAAGCCGCTCGCGCATCGAAGGAGGAGAAGGCGTGATCACCGTATCCAACGCCCTCACCGCTGCTCTAGCCCACCTGCAAACCCAGGGGGCGGGGCATTCTATCACCCTGCCCTATAGTGCATTTGGCAACGTGAGTTCCATAGACTCATGGCGCCTAAAGAACGGCGTAACCTACTCTCAAAAGGGGCGATTTGTAACGCTGGAAATCGACACAACCGCAGGTCTATGACTGACCAAGAAACCATCATGCATTACTTCAATGCTACCGTGACCGGCTGTAAACGCCGCAAAGAGTCCAAGCCGCAGATCAGCTACGAGCCAGGATGCTCAACCATCCGCTGCGATGCCGAGCGCTGCCCGTGTGCCATGAACGACGGCGAGGGCGGCCCGGTTAGCGGGTTTATTGCCACTTGGCAGGGAAGGCATGGCATTTATAGCCATTAGACATCCTCAAATAACATGACATCATATTGCCCATGAACGACCGCGACCCGGCTAACTACAGCGAGGCTAGTTACTGGCCTAACATCGCAGAGGGATGCGACACGCTGGAATCACACGTCACCGAGCTTGTGGGCGAGGAATGGCCACGGGGCGCAGATCCAAGGGCCAAGAAGGCCGTAATCGAGTTGGTGGCCAAGGTAGTTGACCGGCTCCTGAGCGAAGGCCGCATGGCCCCATTAGTGGATGTCCAGCGTTTACCGGGTAAAGAACTGCTCGCCCGCCTGCTGAATGAGATCATAGAAGCCCCTGACGCGGTGCTTATGGCCTACTGCATTGACTTCGTGATGGGAACCGGCGTTATGCTGGGAGCGTCCATGACCTCGATTAGCACCATGCACGGCGTCACTAAGGCTACCGTCTCGCATTATTGCCGCCTGCTCACCGAGACATACCGCGAGGGCAAGCCTGCCATCGGCATGAAAAGCCTTGAAGCCGTGGAGAACTACCGCAAGACACGCACAGGACGCAGCAGCAGGGGGCCGCGTGTCGAATGGGCCTTTGCCTCAACTTTTCAAAAACACTATGCAGAAGCCAGCTAATCCCACACCGGACGACATCCGCCGAATCTCCGACCTTATCACAGCCGCTAACACCGTGGGAGGCAAGGCCGTGGAGTTCAGCGCCGAACGGCTTAAGACCTGCGTTGCTATTGGTGAGCAGTTCATCGAATGGAAGAAGCTGGTGGGGCATGGGAAGTGGGAGGCGTTCGCCGCTGAGCATTTCCCGCAGCTTCCAGCGTCCACCCGTGGGAGGTGGCAGCAGTTGGCAGCAGCCAAGCAGAGCGGACGGCTCGACTTGTCCAGCGCCAGGGGACTGCGACACGCCTACATCCTCGCTGGAATCATCCCTGACACAGAGCCAGCGCCCAAGGATGGAGGGTGCGAAGAGGAGCCAGCAAGCTACCTGATTCACATTGCGCGCACACAAGCAGCCCTTGCACGCATCGCACTGGATGAACTGGCACCAGAGCAGGCCGCGCTGCTCAAGGAGCGTCTAAGGCCTATTGTGGCCTTGTTTTACAAGCTGGACGCTGATATTGTCTATACAGCATGAGCGCCGTCTATACTGGCCAGTATCCCCCGCTAAGGAATCTTTTAAATCACTGAGTCTGAGGGGTTTTTTAATCTACCATCATTTTCATGCGATTCTGTGAATATCTGAGTTTGCATAGATTTGCTAGCCACTAGAAACGCATGAGCCTACTGACGCCAGAGCAGCTTGAGGAGTCCCGGCGCAGGCAGGTGGAGAACCTTTTGGCGAAGCAAGCTAAGGGGAAAACCCTCACGGCTGCGGAGCAAAGGACGATTGCGGCGGCTGCATCATCTCACACTGTGACGACATCCAATTACGTCACCTCATACGATGCGTTGGCTAAGGAGCTTGGCATTACACGCATGGGGTTGTATAAAGTCTGCCGGCGGTTCCCCTCTGAGTTTCCCACGCCAAAGGCGGACGGGCGGCACGACGTAACGCTATGGCTGGCATTTTTTGCCAAGCACAATATTAAAGGCGCGGCGGAAGGCTTGCCGATACCTGCCAGCGACGACGAGGCCGAGGACGTGGAAACCGGCCCTCAGACAGTCCAAGAATGGAAGGCTGAGGAAATCAAACTCAAATGCGCCAAGCTGAACTTGGAGAATGCCCGCGTGTCCGGCACCTTGGTCTATGCCGCCGACGTGGAGCGCGGCGTCTCGGTCCTCGTCCAGTCTTTTCGGCAGGCGCTTAACAACATGCCCGACCGGCTGGCAGGTAAAATCGTTGGCATCACAGACTATCACGAGGCCGTCGAGATCACCCAGGAGGAGGTCAACGTCATTCTGCGCACCCTACAACGCTGCGACTTTCTGCAAGGCTTTGACGCGGCTAAGGCGGAGCAGGCGCTACCGACATTCGAGGACGAGCCGGAGGCCGTAGAAGCGCCAGTAAAGCGCAAGGCTGGCAGGCCGAAGCGTAAGCGATAGACGCAAAAACGCCGCAGGAATTACCCTGCGGCGGTTTCGTTTCTCGGCGGCTACTCGTCACCTTGCGGTTGCGTCCAAACATCGGCAGTCACGATACGCTGGCTAGTTAGGCAGACAAGCGGCTGCTTCTGGCGCAGGCCCATCTTGGCCTCCCATGCGGCGCGGCGGTCAACGATTCGGATCGTGACGGCCTTGACGCGTTCGGCTCGCTGTGCTCGATCCCGTGCCACATCGCCAGTTTTGGCGAGGGCGGTTTCAAGCTCCGCGACCCGTGCCACAAGTGCAGGATCTTGGACGATGACCACGGCTGGCGTCTGCATCTCCCGCAGCTTTGCAGCTACGCCAGGAAGTCGGGCGCGAGTCTCAGCGCGTGGAGGGAAGCGCAGGCTAGAGCTGCGCAGTGTGATGGTTGGCGTGTTTGTGTTTCTCATGTGGTGCTTATGTGCGTTTTGTTGTCGGCTAGCGTTCGCCGCTAGAAATTGGTGGCGCGTTTTTCTTTGGCCTCCCTCGCGGCCTAGATCCCGGCTTAACCGGCGCGGCCCCGTTGGCCTTAGATGCAGCGGATCTAGCCTCTGACTTGATAGAGCGTAGGGCGGCGGCTGGGTTGATTTTGTCAACGTGTCCGCAGTTGGTGCAGGTGTGGTTCATAGGTGGGGTATTAGTTTTGGCCGAATGATTGGCGGGCCGACTCTCGGCATTGATTCCATAATTCGATATTTGCGGCGGCTGAACTGTAGTGAGTGACCATTTTCATCTCACCACCAGCTTCGCGATAAAGGCGGCAAGCCTTACGGGTGATAGCATCCTGAATGGCTTTGAAGGATTTCTTATGGAATGAAAGGTCGGCTTTACCAATCCCGAAAGCTTTAGATGGATTCAGGGCGCAGATTACGCCGAAATGTTCCAGAGATCCGGTTTCGCTGTCTTCAATCCAGACCACTTTTTTCAATCCTTGCTTGCCGCAGCACATGCAGAAATCAGTATCATCATTAATGCCTTTGATCTGGAAGCGGGAGTTCATATTGTTTGGAGGTGCGTTGTTTCTGACTACACATATACATAACCCGACGTTAGGTTATTGCAAGAGAAAGATGGATTATTTTTCCTTGAGGGTGAAAAAAAGGGTGCCAGCGTCTCCATGCCATGAACTCGCTACAACTTTTCGGCATCACGATCCTGCTGCTTATCTGCGCATTTATCTCTAGCCTGCCGGATATAAGCAGCATCCCTGCGCTGATCGTCTTCGTGCTCTTGGCTGGCATGACCTGCATGCGTGCCCTTATCGTTAACCACTACGAGCACACGCGGCCCAAAGGTTGATGCGCTCTGGCGCCTGACATGGCGGCCATAAATGGCCCGCCAGCTAATACCCGCCCGACTCCGCAAGCACCTAGCCTCCATTGACGGAATCATAACCCGCGTGTGCGGAGCCTCGTTGCAAGTCCGGCCTGTGCAGCGAATCTGGGAATGGATCGACGAGCATGTGGTGATTCCGCAGATCGTTGGCAGCGTGAATCCAGGCAACCTGGATACAGCGCAGATGCCCTTTTGGCGCGGCATCTATGACCTATATTGGAAACGCAGCACGCATTACGTCACCATTTGCGCCTCTGCTCGTGTGGGTAAGACCCTGTTCGCCATTTGCTGCGTCATGCACAAGATTGGAGTCTGGCCGAATCCTATCCTATGGCTAGACCCTACGCGCAAGACGGCGCTTTCATTTTCGCGTTCGGAGCTTCAACACTTCTTTCTTAACTGCAAAGTCACCAAGGACCGGGCGCTTGTCGATCGCGTGCATTGGACGGCGCTTATGATGCACTTTGTTGGGAGCATTTTTCGCTTAGTCGGCGGCGGTGCTCCTGCTGAAATCGCCGGTTTCCAAGCTGAACTCGTCGTAATCAACGAGTCCGACAAGATCAAGCACAACGTCAAGGCTGAGTCACCATCGCAGGAGCTAGCCATCGTGCGAACAAAGCAGTTTCGGCACACCCGCAAGATCATCGAGGAGAGCACGCCAACGACCGAATGGGGGCGCATCTGGCGAAGGTTTAAGGAGGGGAGCCAACATCATGTTTACCTCCCCTGCCCCCACTGCAAGACCATGCAACGGCTAACCTTTTTCAGTGAGGAAAAGGAGGTGCCATTTGATGCCGATGGTAAGCCACTCGCCGCTGGCGTGAAGCGCACGGAGAAAACGGGCCGGCTCAAGTTTGAGCACTTGCGCACGCCGGAAGGGCATCACGACTTGCAGAGAGTCGAGCGCGAGACGGTTTACGAGTGCGGTCACTGCCTCAAGGAGATTGACCAAATCAGCCTCACATGGATGGGCCGCAGGTATCAACTTTGGCAGCACAACATCAAAGCGCCGGTTGACGATATTAGCGTTCACGTCTGGGCGGCTCTGTCGCCGTTCGAAGGATGGGGAATGCTCGCCAAGAAGTTCCTGCTAGCCAAAGGCAGCGCGGCCAAAATGCACGACTTTTTCAACTCGGATCTAGGTTTGCCATTCATCCGCAAGGCTACCGACATCAAGATTGACGACATTGACGCGGTAATTGCCCGCAGTCCTGAATACTTCCTGCGCCAGATCCCGCGCAAGCCCGAGTGTCTAACGATGTGCGTTGACGTGCAGGGAGACGGCTTTTGGTGGTCTATCCGCGCTCACGGGCTGGCATACGATCAACCGGACCTGCCCACATGGACGGCGCTACTAGATTACGGCGCGGCGGTGAGTTGGGCACAGATCGAGGAAATTGCGGGGATCGTGGCAGACAGTAAAGGCCGCTCGAACAAGTATCTTTTCACCGACGCAGATGGCGCCGTAACCGAATACGTCGTTGACGCCGGCCTGATTGACTCAGGCTACGAGGCGCAGGCAAACAAGAAAGTCTATGGCTTCACGCTCAAGAATGCCGACGTTTTCAGCCCTTCCAAAGGTGGCGGCTGGCAGCACCTACGCGGGCAGGACGTGCGGACATCGCCGGTTAATGACGATCAACAAGACCTCGTATGGTATTACGATGATGGCTTTAAACAGCAGCTTTATTACCACTGCATCAAGGAGCACAAGCGGCTATGGTGGCTACCGCGCAACGTCGGGCCGGACTACAAGGCGCAGCTCACCGCCGAGCGCACGCAGGAGCAGCAGCAGCCGAACGGCGAAACTAAGCTGGTGTGGATCGTGGAGGGCGAGCAAGGAAACCATTTGGGCGACACCGAGAAGATGCACGAAGTCTTGTTTGATGCCGTGATTGAGTCGCGTCTATCCGATGCCAGGGAGCAATGGTTCAAGGATCACCCCGAGCTTGCAGACGAAGCGGCGGAAGATGAACAGTTAACCGAGTAGTTTTATTTCCCTTTGACATATTTAACCGATTGGTTATAGATGGTGCATCCGTGTTTTTCCTCTTCTAACACCGGGTAAGCCAAATCCCTCACATGTGGGGGATTTAAAGAGTCTCGAAAGCGTGTCAAATACGACGGCTTTTGACAGTGGCCTTCAAGAATGACTGTCGATGAATTCGTGAACGTGCTGGTTGCCGAGATGGAGGCCGACCAAAGCACATGCCTTGTAGACAAGATGCTGAAAGCCGCCCGCGCCAAAATGGCCGCTGGTAACGGCAGCATCGGCACGCTCACACAGTCAGGCGTCAACGGCAAGAACTTCACCCGGCAAGTGGATATGACGCCGATTCAGATCGTCAACGCCTGCCGCCAGGCGCTCAAGCAATACCTGAATGACGGCGATGACGACGACCGCGTTTCTGCTTCATACGCTGACTTTAGCTGCATTGCACGATGAGCGACACCACCACAACCGGCGAAGGAGCATCTGCATACGACGCAGCCAAGAGCAGCCCGACGCGCTCAAGCTTTCTGGCGTTCCCGATGAATTCACGGCGCGAGCTTACACCGCTGACTCGTCGCGAAATCGTGCGGAAGTGGCGTGCATTTGAAGCCAACTGCCCTTTTGCTACGCGCATCATTCGCAAATCTGCCCGCCATGCAGTCGGAAGCGGTATTCACTTTGCCTGCCTCAGCGATGACGACGCATTCAACGACGTAATGCGTCGCGACGTGGAAGAGTGGTGGAACAATAAGAACGTGTATTCCATCGACGGCTCCATCGACGGCTGGGAGGCCAAGCGACTGGCCGCCGAGACGATCATGGGAGATGGCGAGTATAATCAAATCCTGACCTATCATCCCGAGTCCGGCTTCCCTTGCGTCCAGCCGCTCGACGTTTTCGAGATTGAAACGCCATTTCTCCGCACGGGCGAGACTAACCGGGATTGGGACGACGGCGTAAGGATCAACGAATACGAGCGCCCGGTTGAGTTTGCCGTTCGCACCTTGCCGCGTCTGGCCGGTGATCCGATGCGCGACTATCGCTACATTCCCGCCAACTCCATGTTCCACCTTATGCGCCGCCGTCGCATTCATGGACACCGGGGAATGCCGTGGGGCTACTCGGGCATGAATCAAGGCATTGACGCACTCGATCTAAACGCCCTCGTAACCGGCACCGCGAAGCTGCACAGCGCACTTGCAGTCACCGTGAAAGGCACCGCCCGCAAAGGTAAGCGTGGAGCCTTCGACAAGCTGCGAAGTCCATCCGGAACCGACGACAATAGCAATAATACGCAGGCGCTCGAACGTGTCTTTGGCGGCGGGATGATCAACTATCTAGGCGAGCAGGGAGAGCTTTCCCTCGTCACATCGCAGCACCCAGGACCAAACGTTCAGCAGTTCATTGAGCTACTATTTCACCAACTCGCACTGGGCTGGGATATTCCATTCTCCGTGCTCTGGAATATGGCCGACGCAGGCGGGACAGCGGCACGCTATGACGCCGAAGATGCTCAGAGCGCTTTTGATCTTATCTTTGACCAGATCGTCTGGCAGATGGTGCGACGAGAAGTGATTTGGAAAGTTAGCGTCTCCATTAAAACGGGCCGCATCGCCGCGCCTAAAGATCCTCTTTGGTTTTCCAAGCTTGTGTTTCGCGGACCTCGCAAGATCACCGTAGACGTGGGCCGCATGGCGACTGCGTTCAAGACGCTTACCCGTAGCGCAGGCATGAGCATTCCCCGCTGGTTCGAAGAGCAGGGGTTAGATGGCTTGGGCGAAATGCGCGAGCACATCAAATTCCTCAAGGGCGTAAAGGGCATGTGTGACGAGGCGGGCATCGACTTTAACAACGTGTTCGAGCCTACACCCGGCGTGCAAAACAACATCCAAGTGACCAGTCCTGATCAATGAAATCCTACCCCCATCTTTTCGCCAAGCTGTTTGCAAGCCCTTTGATGCTGCATGCGCCCGTTCGGACAAGCTTCGAGTCTCAGCTATTGAGCCGCATGCTTGGCGAAGCTGGACCCGTAGCGATTCATGCCTCTAAGCCTCGCGCTGATGATGGGATGGAAGATCCACAAGGACGCACCGCACGCGTTTACCAGCGTTACAGCAATGTTGCCGTGATCACCATCGACGGCGTAATTGATAAACGGATCTCGTCTTTCGAGATGGAATGCTACGGCGGCTGCGACCTTTCCGACGTTGATGCTGCACTAGCGCAGGCCGCGAATGATCCTCGCGTTGATACCATCGTGCTCGACATTAACAGTCCAGGCGGCTCCGTTATTGGCGTCCCTGATACAGCGGCACGTATCGCCAAGCTGCGCGAGACAAAAGAAGTTCACGCTTATGTAAATGTGATGGCGTGCAGTGCCGGTTACTACCTCGCTAGTCAGGCCGATGTTATCGCGGCTTCACCGTCCGCAATTGTTGGTAGCATTGGCGTCTATTGCGCTATCCTCGACGCCTCCGAATACTACGCCAAGATGGGAGCCAAGATGCAGTTCGTTAAGGCTGGCGAGTTCAAAACCATGGGCACGGAATGGCGTCCATTGTCCGCTGATGAAACCGCACTGCTGCAAGCTGGTGTGAATACAAATTATGAGCAGTTCAAGGCCGCATGCACGGCGCTGCGAGCCATCGAGGACAGCACCATGCAAGGCCAGTGGTTCACCGCAGAAGAAGGTCGGACACTCAAACTTGTTGACCAACTAACCGGCGCAACTCTCGACGAATACGTTTCCGCGCTCCTGCTGGCCTAGTCTCTTTTGACAGCGCACCCCAACTAATTACATCCGTCTAAAATCATGTTCAACTCTTCCGAAATCGCCGCGCTCAAGGAGCAGAATACAAAGCTCACCGCTGATCTTGCCGCAGCCGTGGCAAATCATACCGCTGTGGCTGCTGAACTTGTTACCGCGACTGCATCACTGGCGGCAATTCAGACGGAAAAGGCAACGCTGGAAACCTCTGTTTCTGACCTCACCACTAAGCTGAGCGCATCGGATGCCGCCAAGATTGAAGCAGAAGCCAAGGCTGCCGCAGCCGAATCGAGCGTTGACGCCAAAGTCAACGAGCGTCTTGCATCCGCTGGCGTTGATCCTGTGAAGCGCGACCCGAGCGCCAAGCAATGCGAGATGCAGCAGGCTCCAAACGCCTCACTTCCTCCTCTCCAACGCGCCGCCTCCGCCGTGGGTAACTGGTCTGCATTCGCCAAAAAGTAATCAATTTCAAAACACACACCGCACTAAAATAATATGACTGGTTCCCTCTCCCTCCTGGACCTCGCGAAGGCAAATTGCAGCGATGTTGTCGCTCCTCTCGTTGAAACCTCTGTCGGCTCCATGCCGGAAATGACGACCTTCGCCGCCAACCAGCTTGGCGTGGGCGAACTCAGCTATCAGACGCTGATTCGCACCGGTTACCCTACCGCCGCTTTCCATGATGTCGGCGCAGGTGTTGCCGCTTCCAAGTCCAGCGTGGCGCTGAAACTGTTTGAGTGCTTCCCCTTCGCGGGACGTGTGGAATGCCCGAGCCACATCGCGAACAACTGGAAGCGCGGCGGTCCTGCTGGTTACTTCTCCTTTGAGGCCGCTGGCATCATGAAAGCCGCCATGTTCGCCATGGCCAAACAGATTTGGTATGGGCGCGGCGCGGCTGATGGCAAGGGCTTTCCCGGCCTTAAAAACTTCACCGCTTTCGGCACGACTGTCACCGATCCGCTGACGAGCAAGATCTACAACATGACGGTGAATGCCACCGGCACCACTGCCAACACCGGCTCAAGCGCCTACCTCGTTGTTTCCGGCGCGCAGGAAGTTGAGCTTCAACTCGGCACCGGCTCCGTGTTCGAACTGCCAGAGCCTCGCGTCGGTGACATGACCGACTCGAACAGCAACAAGGTGGAAGCCTTGATTTCCGTCCTTCAAGGCTGGGCTGGCCTTGCCACTCCTAACGTGCATTGCGTGCGTCGTATCACCAATCTCACGAACGACAGCGGCAAGGGTATGACTGATGCTCTGCTTGCCAAGACCCTCAAAGAGTTCCCCGCTGGCGTTCGCCCAACTGGCATCTACATGAGCGCTAACCAGCGCTACCTGCTGCAAATCAGCCGCACGGTGACTCTGCAAGGCTCCGGTAGCACCCGCCCAAATCAGCCGCTCGTCGCTCCGGTTCCAACCGAGTATGACGGCATACCGATCTACGCAACCGACGCCATCGGAGATACCGATGCCATCGAAGCATCCGCAGCCGCCGAAGAATAACCCTCAGCCCGAAGCAACCCACACCATCTAAATTATGAGCGCATCTGTAGCCGGTCAAATCCGCCGCCTTACCGCGATTGATCTTCAAAAGTCCATCGCACTCCCTGCCGCTGCCGCAACTGCGGTGACGGCCAGTATCAACTTCGAGAGCACGACCCTCGGGCCTGCTGCTGACGACATCGAAGCAATTATCAGCATCGACGCCACGCCTGCTCTGGTTGATGCCAAGACGATCATTATCACTGTGCAGGACAGTGCGGACAATTCCACCTTTGCTGCCGTTGCTGGCGTTGGCACTCTCACCGTCACGGGCGCGAGCAGCGCAGGAGCCGCAGCCGCTTCGCAGCGGTTCAAGTTCCCGCCTGCCACTCGTCAGTATGTGCGCGCTTCCGCCACCGTGCTGACCGCTGGCGGCGACAATACCGCCGTGAGCTTCTACCTCAAAGTTTGCGCAAACTCCTAAGCGATGAAGGCCACCTACTACAGCGCGGTTAACTCCCCTTGCCTGCTTAACGTAGTCGAGGGTAAGGCCGCAAAGGTTGGACTCGTTGACTTGGCGAATGACAGTGGCGACCTGATCGTTACTGACTGCCCCGTCAATGACTCTCCGAAAGCCGGTCACGCGGTTCTGGCAAAGGCTGAAAAGCTGAGCAAGAAATAATCTCGGTTGGCGTTCATGGCTAGCCGCCGCTCCGCAAGGGGTGGCGGCTTTCATGTTTTCTGACACTAGCGCCGAGCATGACAGATTTTGACGATTTCACAGCCGAAGCATTGGCTGATTCTGGCGACATCATCGGGCGCGAGACGTTCACAATCCCAGGATTAACTGGCGAGTTTAAAGGCATTCTAAACGAATTCACCGCCACCCGTGACATTGAAGTAGGCGGCAAAGTTGGAACCTACACAGCAACCGTCGTGTGCGACCTTGAGGAGTTCGACGACGTTACAGGCCCACTTGATCGCTCCATTGAAGGCAAGCGGGCAGTGTTCGGCTCTCGCACGTTCAAAATTGAGCGCGTGGCTCTGGATAGCTCAAGCATCACGCTTGGGCTGGCAAACTTGAACTCGAAATAGCATGGCCAGCCAATCGGCATCATCATTGCTCGACGTGGAAGTTGAGCAGGAAAAGCTTCAACAGGCCTTCCACAAGTATGCCGCCGTGACGGGTAAAAAGCTGGGCGCAGTCGTGAAGCAAAACGCTCGATTGATCGCGTGGAATTTGATGCACAACACGCAGCCGTATGGAATGACTCTTGCCTCGCGAAAGATGGGCGAGGCCGCAGTAATGCGCGACGTTGGAAAGGTCTATGCGCCAGCGTCTGCGGTCTATAAGCAGCTACTTGAAACTGGTGCGGCCAAGCTGGCCAAGAGTTGGTATAAACTCGTTAAAAGCGGCAAGTTCAAAGAAGCCGAAGACATGCTGCGAAAGACGACCATTACAGATCGTAATGCGGCTATCGCATCACCTCTCGACCCCGCTTTGCATCAAGGCATACGCAATTCACGCGGCAGGGTTAGCCGCCATCGTGCCGCGCAGATCGTGCCGGACGCAAAGGAGGTGAAGGACTACGCAAAGAAGCGGGCCGCGCTCGTTGGATTCGGCAAGGCTGGATGGCTCACTGCCGCATCTTCTCTCGGCTCAATCTCTCGCGTCCCTGCGTGGATTACCCGGCACCGAGGCAAAGCGCCAGGACACGCAGACGACCACACCGACCGCAACACCGACCCGTATGTCGTGCTGCATAATGACGTTCGTTATGCCTCCAAGATACTAACCGATGGAGAGAAGGCTAATGCGCTCAAAATCCAGACAGAAAAGATGCTGGCCCATATCGAGCATGTTCTTGTGCATTCAGCCAAGGAAGCTGGGTTTGACGCGCACGCCACAGAGCCAGCCACAGCCCCAGAACAATCATGAATAGACCACTTAAACGCAAACTCTCGCTGGCCGTGCTGGCTTACCTCGATGCGAACAAGGCAGGAACGCCATTTGCCGACATTACACTGGTGTCTGGCGCATCTACCACGATTGCGCAGGAAGTCGCATTTGATGCCGGTGGAGACGTTGGACAAGTAACCGAGCCGCTGCCGCCATTCCTTGCTGTCGATGCCGTGACCGTTGCAGATCCCGAGCTGCCCGGCGTGGCTTCGTTCGAGGTTGTTTTTCACCTCAAGACGCTGGCAACAGTTGAAGATGAAGAAGGCGACCTAAGCACTCGCGCAGAAGCTGACGCCATCCTGCGAGCTGTTTATGACTTGGTGATGACTCCGCCGAATGATGCCGTCGCGTTCAGCGACTCAAACCTAGAGTGCGGCGCTTTGCTGACCTACGCGAACAAGCCGACCGGCACAGACTCGCGGCCTACTTTTCGCAAGCCTATTCACATTTACAGGATGTGGCACACGACTTCCCCGAGCTTGTATGACTCCGACGCATGGCACGACCAGTTAGTTTTTGCTGGCCACGCTCAAGACATGGACTCGTCATAGAGTTTTGACACTGCCGCCAG